TCCATAAATTTTTTTATTAGATGTAATGGAGCATCTTTTTCAATACATTCATATAATACAATCTGAAGTTTCCATCTCTTTAAAGCAGTTACAACACCTTTATTGATTTGATTTAGTTTTTACACATATATATCTACAATCCTTGATTCAGGGTTTTTGGTAGGTTTTACGATTTTGGCGTTGAATTGCTATAAAAAAATCAGCGGACATCAAAAAATGTCTATTCATTTTTTTTTTAAATATATGTTGTGTTTTTAAAAAATCTATCAAAAAACCTGAATCAAGGATTCTCCTCTCTCTTTTTATTTTTTAACAATTATAAAATTATATAACCCCGCTACCAACTCCGCTACTAACTCTGCTACGTACTCGACTACACACTCGACTACACACTCGACTACTTACTCGACTACAAAAAAAAAGGCATGCTATTTCGTCTTCTTTTTTTTACCACTATGCGGATTACTTATTTTATCTCAATTTTACAACCACTTATTTTTATAATTATTTTTTTAACTTGATGTCCTAATTCGTGAGAATATTTTTTTCCTTCTTTCCAATAATTAGTATCAACCTCAACTCCTGCTTCACAGAAAGCAATTCCTTCTTCTAAATAAGTTCCCCAAAATTTATCTGCTCCATTAAGTGTAATGATTATAGGGTCATATAATTTTGTTTTATATTTAATATCAGCAATAACATCATTCATATTATGTCTTATAGCATTCAGTTTCCATCTTTCTTTTTCTTTTTCACTTGGTTCAGGGAAACACGTTTTACAACCAATCATATCACAATAACAATCTTCTTCTTCATCAGATTCACGTTCATCGCCAAATTTCTCCATCAACGCCTCTCTAATTTCCTGATAATGATAGTCTCCATCAATATCACACGTTGTTAGATGTTTATTTATTTCTTCGTATGAATACTTATCTAAACCATCTACATCAATATCATCTTTATTATAAAATCCAATTATAATAAATCTCTTTTTCATCTCGGCGATTAATTCTTTATCACTAACGTTTATTAAGTTAATACCTGACATTTTTCTTACTTGCTTTTTGCTTCGCTTTTTTTATTTTTATGCTAATATATTAATTAAGAAAATTCATTTCAATTTTTTTTTAATCAGATATAAAATTGACTTGACTGATTTTTTATAATTTTATATAATTTATGCTCTCTGATATATGGTTTTAAAAATCATTACTCTTAGCATTTTATATAGTTAATGCTCTCTGATATATGATTTTAAAAATCATTACTCTTAGCATTTTATATAATTTATGCTCTCTGATATATGGTTTTAAAAATCATTACTCTTAGCATTTTATAATATGAAATTAATAAATTCTTAGATGAACGCTTGTACGCTCTTGCTAGCAGTGTCAATTACCATAACAACATCCGATAAACCCCACGATTGAGTCGTAACGTTTTGACTAAGAGTAGAACCCAAAAACAAATTCAAGAAAGGAGGAGAAGCACGGGTATTCAAACCGCTAAACAAAATTCCACCCACTTTCTCCAAATCGTAACCATAGAAAGCACATGATGGGAAATCGATAACAGATTGTGCGGTTTGATTAGAACCAGCGGGGGGGTCACGAGAAGTTGCGGCAGGAAGAACTAATCCGTTATCAGCACCAGTTGGTACTGCGGCAATACCACCGACTGAGTTATACATCTCACGTGTAACTACTGAACCATAGGATTTGGGGATAGAACCACCTAATGCCTGTATAAGCACAGCATAACCTTCAGCGGGACGTTGGACATCGTTAATTGGGAGATTGGGGAAGTAGGCACCGCCGACTTGTAATTGACGACTGGTAGTTCCAATATTCACCGCATCATAATTGCCGTTAGGGGATACTACACTAGTTGGGATACTGAAATAATGGTATAGAGATTTCACCGAACTATTTCTGATTTGGAGCAAGGCTTGTTGGTTCCCTGCCGCATTTGCGGGTATCGTGACTGCGGAGTTGGTGTAAGTTGCGGACTTGATATACCAGCGACCATCTTGTAGAGTTTGTCTTAACATAGCGGCGGCAGCATCTCCTACATCGACGTATTTCATATTCAATCTAAATTCACTTAAAGTAGGGGCTTGATTTAAAGTAACTTGACCTGTTAAAGTACCAGTACAAAAAGTAATAATAGGACACAAGTTAGCAGTAGTCATTTGTAATTGTAAGTTATTGACTGAACCTACAGGGAAATATTTCTCAGTGTTAAGACCGATTAAACTGATAAGTGGGATACAGAAGTTAAATCTGTATGTTCCGATAGCAGTAGGCAAATCGAGACCTGAAGCAGAGTTAGCATCAGTTCCCATACATATAGAAATACCACCTACACGTTCGCTCAAGTTAGCGGTATTTTGGAGTAAAAAGTTCTGAAGAGCCCCATATTGATTAATTGTTTCTAAGGGAGTATTGTTTGAATATCAATTCATACCACACTATAACTAATAAGCATTTCCTCTTATTAAGTGTCTAACCTTTTTAAATGGGGTTAGCATCCTCTCGGATGGGATTAGACTATATCTTATTACGTATCAGACTGATTAGGTCATCATTTACGCACCACAGGCATTTAGTCGTTGAACCGCCTTCATATCCTATCATAACGGACTTAGAAGACTGGCTGCGGATTGTCTTTATTCTATACATTTTTACTTTACTGAATGTGATTAGCATTCACCGCCATAATGTTTCCATTATGGTTTAGTAGTATAGACCTAGCAAGAGTTCCCCGCAATTTGGATGTGTCGCCATTTAATTTAATAAATGACTAACCTATTGTTGTAAAATAGATTTTCAGTCCCATATTCGTTTAGGACAAGGGTATCAAACCAAGAGGCAGCAGATGAAAGCAATTTACATCTAGCACCAGTTATTGCTGATGGAACAGCAGATACAGAGTAAGTCAAAGTGAATGAAAGAGTAGTGTTCATACAATCCATAAACACAGCATCAGACATTCCTGAAGGGATAGTAAAAGAAACAACTTGAGAGGAGAATTGGGATTGAGTTACAGCACCTGAAGCAAAAGCAATATTTCCTACAGCACCAGCAACCGATGTAATACCATCGGGGGCAACATTAACAGAATAAGCACGAGCAGTATCACTCATAGAAGGAGGCAAATCGTATTTAAGGGCAGAAGGCAAACCCATAGCAGAAGACGGAAAAGCGGACATTATTATACTATAATCCTACATAATTTTTTTTTAGTCTTTTTTTTAAAGTTTTTCGCCTTAAAAAAAAATTGAAATTAATTTAGCAAATTTAGATATATTTAAAATAATTTAAATAAAATATCTGGATATATTATATAATGAGCGAACTTGAGAGTCTTCTTAATTCTGTTGAAAATGCGAATAGCAAAAAAACCTATAGAACCAGTTATAATAAACTTATTAGTAGCGGATTGTTTAGCAAACCCATTGCTGAAACTTCTAATAATGAAATTATAAAACATATTAAGAGCATTAGCGATAATGCTTTTAACCGAAAAACTTACTTGACTGCCGTCATTAAAATAAAAAGACTTGCTAATAAGGAAGTCACTGAACTAGAGCAATACAGAGAACAACATAAACTTAATATCCTACAACACATTAAGGATAATAAAGATACACCGAAGCCGTGGAAAACCACTAAAGGAGTTGTTCAGAATCCAGATGGTCTCACTCTAAAGGGGTTTTCTGATTATGTTGATGCTTTATACAAAGAAGGAAAATATAAAGAATACATAGTAAATTACTTGATGCTACATTACGGAGTAAGAAATCAAGACATCGATTGCTTAATTCTGAATTCAAAAAATAAATCCATACCTGTTGATGATAACGTTTTAAAAGTATATAAAACCAAAATAGACTACATACGCCGTAAATATAAAACATTTAAAACATATGGAGAAAAGAAAATTACAATAAAGGATAAAAAATTTATTATTGCCGTGAATGCTCTTAATATTCCAAATGGAGAACCTTTCCTTACCACACCTGAAGGTACAAGATTCACTCCAGCATCTCTAAATAAGATAGTTCAGAGAATGACCTATATGGAAGCAGGTGAAGGCAGATTGTTTAAACTTCTCGTCGATGAATATAAATTTAACGATGAAAAATTAAAAGAACTAGAAGCATCTAGAGGCACTAGCAGACAAGAAATTATGGCTTCTTATACTACTGCGAATCTTACTGAATAGTTATACCCGTTTGTAATATATTTCCGATACTTGTTAGTTTCGGCAACTCTAAATACTCCATATCAATTTGGATAGTCATATACCAATCCACATTGTTAAAATTAATGAGACGATTATAGTCATCTGTTACGTAAATAACAAATGAAGTTATGTTTCTATCCTCTATCAAATTTTTTGTTGTTGTTTGGTTATTATAATATATTACGCTATTCTGCGGGGCGTTGTTTTGTAGCGATAAGAAAATATCACTGCTATTATCGGTTGAACTATAGTTATTCAATTTCAAGAAATTACTCCTGAAGTTAATTCGTGGTAATGGAAGAAAATTCACAACATACGGAAGCGTGAGCGTTAATGCTACTGAAGTAATATCCGTAGTTCCTAATCCTATGACCTTGTTTATAGTGGATAAAGATGATGAGGCATTTATCGTGAAATTTGTAGTAGTATTTGTGAAAGTAAATTTCGTTGTTATACTGCTATATGTGATACCAAATCCTACTGGGAGTAGCAGTAGCAATTGTGCTATAAAAGTATTTACATTATAGTTTCCTCGTGGTATGGTATATGCTATGCTATTAATCACTATAACATCATTCGTGTAATTCACTACATAAAATGAATTTGCTACCTCACAATGATTCACACTCATATAAGCATTTTGAATATTATCGAGATGGAAAGTGAGGTCAGGAAGTGATACATTTACAATAGATTTAAATGAATCATTTGTAGCAGTAGCACTAGATATATTAAACACTCTCGTTTTGGTTTTCAGCATTTCTCTCTTCTATAGAAGTAGAAGATAAAATAATATTATCATCTAAAATCTCTATGGTATGTTCATCTTCTAATTTAGTTATTATCATACCTGTAGTGTCTTCGGGTTGATATGGTTTAAATTCTTCTAGGGCTTCCATAAGGGCTTGATTCTCATCAGCAATAGAACTAACTATATCACTTGCTAACTCTATATTTCCATATTTAGCCGCCGCCACTAACGTAGCCATTTCTTCATTTATACCCATTTTAACCAAATTCTTAATCTCTTGCTTCATCTTGAAATCCGACATTTTATGATATATCTAGATATAAAAATTTTTTATATTTCTTTTTTTTAAAGTGTATTTATTAATTTTATTAATTTATTTTCTCTTTATTATTTAAATGGAGTCTAACAATAATCCTGCGATATCTAACGTCCCAATTCCTCCTAAAAAGAAGATTGTGAAAAAAGAAAAGCCAGATATAGGATTACCTAAAACTATTGAACCCGAACCAGTTGAACCAGTTGAGGTAGTTGCCGAAGTACCCGTAAAAGCCAAAAGAGGACAATCTGAAAAAACAAAAGCCGCTTTAGCAGAAGGAAGAAAGAAATTAGCAGAATTAAATAAACAGCGTAAAGCAGAGCGTGAAGCACTTGTAAGCGAAAAAATAAATAAAAAAGCAGAGCGTTTAGCAGAACAGAAAGTTCAGATGTTGAAAAAATTGAATCTAGATGATGAGGATAGTGATGGAGAAATAGTAGCGAAACCAACTAAGCAAGTGAAGGCGGCACCCGCTCCCGTAATTAAGAAAAAATCTGCTCCACGTGTCGTGTATATAGATGAGGAAAGTGAAGAAGAAGAGGAAGAGCAAGTGATATATAGGACACGTCCTGCCCCAAAGAAAAAGGTTGTAGCGAATTCTGCTCCTACTCCTGCTTTTTCAGGCATACAATTTTATTAATTTATTTTATAGCAGTATAATATAAATGTCGCCAAAACCTAGAAGACGTGTGAAACAACCCGAGAAAAAAAAACTGAGACAGAAACAGAAGCAAAAGCAACAGCAGAACGTTAGAGTAAATATAACTCAAACAGGAGGTGGAGCAAGTGGCGGAGGAGGTGGGGGTGGTTCATTCCCCGTTTTTATCCCACAACCGATTCCGCAGCAATTCAGAGATACGAGTGGAGAAAATGTGAAACTAACTGGACTGATTAAGAATTTGGAAAATAAAATAGCAAATTTTAGATTCCCTGTAGCACAAGCACCTATTCCTAATCCAGCAAATGATGCCGCTACACAAACGGCAGTTTTTAATGCTCCTATTAATTATAATGACGATTTAGCAGAATCTGTTTTAAGAGCAGAAAATATTTTACCTCCTGAACCACCTACAGAATCTAATCTAGTTCCTGATGCTTTAAATGCTCCTATTACTTATAATGACTCCTTAGAAGAACAAGTTTTAAGAGCAGAAAATTTATTACCATCTAAACCTAAAAAAAAGAAACCAGCATTTATCATAGAAGGTGAAGAAACTGGGGGAGAAACAGCAACGGAAGAATCTTCAATAATAAGGGAAATTAAAAAGAAACGTGGCCCTCAAAAAGGAACCAAATATGGTTCTACCAAAGAGAAATACAGACAGGTTGGATTAGAAGAAGGGATACCTCTCGGTCGTAATATTCAGAATGAGTTTGTAATGGGCGTAGAGCAATTACAGGCAAGAGCAATACAACCGAATCAGATGAGACTAGTTCCGAATGAGGAAACTCCTATGTTGGAGCAACCCGTACAATCATCATCATCATCTTCAGAATTAACTTTTGTTTAGTTCTTTAAGTAGTTTATATAATGATATAATGGACTATATTATTATATGGTTGTTTTCTTTAGTAATCGCCGCCAATTAATATTCATCTGTTTCGGTTTCACTTCCATTACCACCATCTGATTCATCTTGTGGAGAGTCATATTTTTCAGGAGTTTCGCCGCCGTATGAAACATATTTTTTTTCAGTTAATTTCGCTAATGTAGGCATAAACCTATAAGCAAAATTTTCTTTTTCGATGGAGCAGATATTCACTAATATTTCATTTCTATTTCCACGTTTCCAGTCATAATAAGGCCGACGATATATTTCTTCGAAAACATCACGTTTCAATCCGCATACGTTATTTTGTAATCTGAACATACCAGCCCATAATGGTACAAATATTTTATTGCTTAATTCAAACTTATCCATTTTAACCCATTTATTTTCCGTTTTTACATAAAATGTTCCCCTTTTAGCATCAGAGCAAAATATAGGTCGCTTATTTTGAGGAATCTTATCGAAAGGAGTAAAGAAAAAGTCTATCGCATATTTATAGGTTTTTGGTAGCATATCGTAATCAATTATAGGAGATATTTGAGCATCTCCGCAGTCTTGAACATATTTTTTATTATACTCTGAACTAAATATATATTCAGTTGTAAAAAGGTCTTCGAAATTAATTGCGTTCTTATATTTTGTATTTAAATAAGTCATAGTATCAGGTTTGCCTCTTTTTTCTTTAGTAATCGTACCATTATTTTCCATTAACAACTTCATCATCATCTGATTTTGTAGTAGTAGTGTTTCCATAACCTGATTATTTAAATTTGGGGGTTGTTGTGTAGTGGGTGTTGGTTCTACTATTTCTTCTATGTTCATTGAAATATTTTCATCTTCTGAATCATTTGGTTTAGAAGTTAATCTAATGTGTCTTCTAGATGTAAGATGACTAGTAAAACTAGTTTCATTACGACATTTAAATCGGCAAGTCTCACAAAATAGGTTGCTCATTCTATATACATTACTAAAGAAAAAAATCTTTATATTCTTTTTTAATTAAATAATAATTTCTTAATATTCATAATTCTCTAAAGTTATATATTTTAAGTTTTTGATTTTCTCTTAATATTTAAAATTCTCTAAAGTTATAGAATAAAGAAAGAAATACCCTTAATTCAGGGTTTTTGATAGATTTTTTAAAAACACAACATATATTTAAAAAATCAGCGAATGGACATTTTTTGATGTCCGATGATTTTTTTATAGCAATTCAACATCAAAATCAAAAAACCTATCAAAAACCCTTAATTCAGGGTCTATATAGCGGTAATTTCTTTAGTAATAGCCATATTTCTTTCATGAATTTTAGATTTTTTATGAGCAGATAAATTTTTTCTTAATGATAGACAACCACATTCACAAACTATTTGTTCATTATTACGAGCATTTTTATCATAAGTAGAATTATTTTTAATTATATCTTTTATTTTCGTTAAGACATCGTCTGTGTAATATAATTCATTATTTGAATGACACGTTTGGTTAAATTTTTTTAACTCTCTTGACCAATTTTTTTGATTTTTATTCCTTTCATATATGCTTAAATCATTTGCTCCTTTATGCTTAAACTTTCCTTCTGTAAGCCAAGGCCATTCTTCAATAAAATATTTTGAAAATTTATCAAATTGTTTCTCTTGTTCTGATGTTCTAAAAGTCTCCTTTTTAAGTAAAGAAGTGTTATCATATGTCTTTCTATTAGAATTAAATGTTCTAATTACAACTGCTAACTGCTTAACATTATATGTTTCATATTTCTCATATAACTCTTCTAAATTAATAGGTTCTTGAAAATCATAGCAAATATCTACGTCCATTTCTTAATATAGTAATATATATAAAGAAAAAATATGTTTAAGTTCTTTTCAATTTTTTTTTATAATTCAATTATTTCTTCCGTCTGTTCTTTAAGTGATTTTTTTAAATAATATCTTTGCTTATTTTTCTCCTTAATAATCTCCTTGTTTGCTTCATAGTATTCTTTCTTTTTTTCGCTTATGTGTTCTTTATTTTTATCCGCCCATCGCTTCACCGCCATAGTCTGATATTCGTTATACTTTTCACGATTTGCTTCTCTCCATTTTAAAGATGCTTTCTTTTGTGCTTCGCTCGTCGGCATTATATAATATATCAATATTTTAATTTTATGTTGTTTTCTTTATATATTCTAAATGTTTTTAAATTTGAATCAATTTTTTATTATTTTCTAATTAAATTTTTTACTTCCCTTGGTACTGGTTTATTTATTTTATTTTTCAAAGCATTCACCTCATTAAAGGTCTTAAGTGCTTCCTTGCTTGTAGGGATAAATTTACCTCTACTTATTTCAAATTTTGTCCCTGCTTTTGCTAATTTCCAGTCCCGTAAAAAATCAGGTTTATCGCTACCAAAAAAAGATGTAATGTTATTTACACTACTCCACTTTTTTAAAAACTCAGGATAAGTAGGCATATAACATAACAAGATAAAAAAAAGGAATTGTCTGTCATCTTTTTTTATATTTAAATTTTTAATTTTTTATCATTGCTATTTCCATTAATAAATCTTCGTGTTTTATTAAGTAGTTCGGCAAACGTTTCAAAACATTATCCATATACCATTCTTTACTTTCATCATCATCATCATCTGAACAACCTTTATCACAAATAGCATTTACTACTTCTTCTTTTTTCTCTTTAGTTAAAGACAGATAGATACGACATAATTCTTTTCTTTTTCGAACGTATATTTCTTGTTCTATTTCCCATAATAAAACGTCATAGCGTTTTAGATAACGTAAAAGAGTTCGTAGCATTTTATTTATTTGTAGTTGTCTCATAATTGGGTCATCTTCTTTAACACCAACTTCTCTACCGAGTTCATCTAGCATATTGTTATGTAATTTATCTTTATCAGATTCAGACAGAGCATTATATCTTTCTAACAACTCATTTTTTTTAATCTCACTCATTTTTCTTACTTGCTTTTTGCTTTGCTTTTTCTAGTTTTATGCTAATATCTAAATTAAGAAAATTCATTTCAATTTTTTTTTCTTTACATATAAAATTGATTTGACTACTTTTTTATAAAATTTCGCTTCTTTAATTACCATATTTTCATTACACACATATAAGATTGACTTTTATAATTCCATACAGCATAATTCTCTCCACGCTTTTTTATATTGGTATGATTTTGCTCTAGATTCTAGGATATTTGATTTATTTTTTTCGTACTGGTTCTTCCATAAATCCTGTAAATGCTCATAATGGTCTTTTACATATTTTTTATTATAGATACATAACTCTTCTTTTTTATTTTTCTCGTCTATGTATGCTTTATTGCTATTCATATTTGCCTTATGCTGTATGCGTAATTCCTCTTCTCGGATTCTTGCTTCAATTTTATCCCTTACCATAATTTTATCTATCGGAGTCATTTCACAATTATCCCACCCACCATTCTCATTTATCATCTTGTACAATTTTATAGGGTAGTGTCTTAAACAATCGCTCTTATGCTTTGCTTTTCTAATTGTGTAGTTCTTTGTAGAACCGATATAACAAAAATCCGAATTGTCTAAAAGACTGATTTTATATATAATATATTCTTCCATATAAAATATCAAAATATATTATTTTCTATTTTTTTCCTTATTAAATATTGAGTCCATAATTTGTTTCCGCATCCTCTCGTAATTGTTTTCTTAACTCATTTAATTTTATATCCTCACAACCAAAATAATAATCATAGATTCTAAATAACCATAGTCCCATATACATATATAAACATATTCTTTATGCGATTAAAATTACATACATCAAAAATAAGTAGAGTTTGTATTTCCCAGTCTGTAATAGGAGTGCTTGAATCATAGAGATTTCGTTAAATGACGTAAGGACATTACACGCTAGGACAACGCTTCTATGTAATTGTGTCTTATCATATAACCAGTTGAGTCCGACATTTTGAATATAGTTCTGAATAATGTCTAAAATTACAAGACCTTTTTTTCAATCCACGCTTTCAAATTTTTCCATATTCTTTTTGCGATGGAGTACGTTTTAATCATTTTTCTATCCAAAAGCATTTCAACATTTACAGAAATAGCGTCTAACTCGGGTTGTGTGATTGTAGTGAATAAGCGTCTGTATATTTCGTGTAGCAATGCTAATTTATTTACACGCTTCTTATCTTTCTTACCTTTGTTAGAGATAAAGTTTTCTATGATAGTCGCCACCATTAGTAATAGTTCCATATTGTTTTTGTCGGCGGGGTTTAAATTTAAGTCTGCCTTCACCTTCGCTACAACACGTTCTATTACCGAATGGATTAACTTATCACGAGCAAGAGAGTTCTTAGGAGTGATAAAATCCATTTATAACTTATAGATAGATTTTATTTTATTATAATTTGAATCTTTGCTTAAAATCGCTAATATTTTTATTTATGTTCCCAGAATCACCCCAGAGAATCCACCTCGATAATGCTCCTGCCGTGTAAGGGTCGTCCCAGTTTTCATTCTTAGCGTGTCTCTTAAGATATGCCTCTCTCTTTGCTTTATCCATATGGTCTATATATGTTTGCCCTCCCTTGAGACCAAAATGGATTTTAGTTCCGTTGTGAAATGTCGCCAGATATCTCTTATCCTTTCTATCAGATTGCGTAATATACATATCATATACATAGATTAATATTTTATTAATTCTACACCATCGAAATATACCTTTACCGAAGTTGCCCCTTGTATCGTAGTTCCAGCAACCACTACAGGATTATTGGTCTTGTTGCGGTAATTCAAATAAATAGTTCCACCCCACCCTGCGGAGTTATACACTTTTAATCCGTAATTAGGATATACTAACCAGTAATTATCTTTGTTATCACACCCAAGAACGTTATAATTCCCCACACCTGTTTCCCCTGGGGTTGCTCCACCATCTGTTGTAGGGACTGCTCCACTCGTTGTAGGTTGCGACATAATATTTGTTAAATCAGTTACGCTGTAAAAAATAGGCAACATAATATTTTGGGCTACAGCAATATTGTTGATTATATATACCCCCGCTACATAATTACGGAAGCAGTGATATACATTTCTGCTGGTAAATGTGTAATCTTTATAAGTATTGTAGTTTTGGGTGCTTACAAGGGTAGATGGAGAGGCGGATAAATTCCAAGTCATAGTGTTTAACGCTTGGTTTATAAAAGCATTAATTATTTTAACATACACAAATATATTATATACTCCCTGCGGTATGATTGTAGTATCAAGCGTGAAAGAGATATTTGGTCTTACTATAGTCCCAAGTGAGGGCATACTAAACACGCCTGTTGTCGCCAAATTTGAACTCGTCCATTTTATATTGCCTGTATTCGCATCTACGAACTGAAATGTTATGATTTGTTCCTCCCACGCTCCAGGGCCGATAGCATATCCGTTTGTTAAACTATGCGATAGCGTGAAATTTGAGGTTTGATTATTACCGCAGAAAAATTTAACGATGCCGATATTTATTTGTTTTGTTGCTTCACCTGTTCCACTTGCTCCAACGAAGTTTGTAAAATTTGCTACTACGTCATTTGGGAAATTAATTAATGGTTCTTCTCCTACGGCTAAACTTGGATTTGGTTGAATAAAACACCCTTCGTTTAACTGCGTATTTAAATTTATCATTCTTACGCCAAATGTATCACAGACTATTTTATTATTACCAAGAGTTAAAATACCATTTCCCATATTAGAACCTAAATTCATATCGGCAACTCCTGATGCGTATATATTGTTGCTTGTTAATCCAGCATTAAATATCTGTTGTGTGCTATACGTCTTTACACCAGAAACATTCTGATTGCTTGTCAAGGTCATATAATTCGCCGTAGCATAATTATTTACAAAAGCAGTTGAGGCAATCTTGGTGCTGTTATCTGACGCTATTTGGGTCGCACAGGTAACTACACTATTTTCCAAATAAGTATTTGTTGCTCTTACATCAAAAGAGGTACAAGCATTCGTAATTAAAAAAGAAGGAGATTTAAAGGCAGTTTGTATTGATGCTTCATTCGTAAAATACTGACAAGTCGCACCTGAGATTAATGTTGTAGGACTTCTCATAGTTGTTTGTATTGCTCCTGCTAGATTATTATAATCTCCATTTAACCAAGTTTGGGTAGAATTTCCATTTAAAATTGTTCCTGATATTGTTGTTGTTGGACTTGTGAGATATGTAGTGGTTGGAAAAATATCCACTTGTGAGCCTTTTATCGAGGTAGTTCCTGTTGTAGGCCAAAACGTGTTATTTCCTGTGAAGGTATTATTTAATGGTAAAATACTTGGACCATTTGATGCGTCGGTATATTGCTTATTACACACTTGCGTTGCCGTTGTCGGATTTGTTGCCGAAATAGGCGGGACATCAAATGTCGCCACACCAGTAAATTTACTTGTTCCTACTACTTTTAATTGCTCTGTAAATGTGCTTGTATCAAGACCATTGCTAACTTTTAAACCCACACCATTACGCAGTGTAAGTAAAAATTCAGGGTCGGGGGCTCCTGAACCACTAACTCCGAAATACTGATTTTGACTATCAGTTAATCCCTGCGAGACGTAAAATGCTCTCGCTCCAAATCTTACCTGATGATATACGCTTTCACCACTAATAGTTCCATTAACTGAAGTATCACTTGTTGTGTTATTCGTTATAGATACTTTACAAGGTTGGTCTGCGGTTAATATATTGCCCAAAATAGTTGTTCCAGTAAATGACTTATTTCCCGTGATAGTTTGATTTCCAGCAATTGAGACATAAGTTCCACCAGCAGTTGATATTTGATTATCCACATATAATTTATTTGTGTATTCGTTATTTAAAGTCGGGGGTGCTGATGTTAATGACTGCGGATTGTTTGTGAAAAACTTAGTCCCACTTGTTAGCGTTTGTGTTGTGTTTGTAGTGACTAAAGTAGCAGTTGCCGTATCAACTGCGTCTTTCACAAATTCAGTAGAGGCGGCGTTGTTATCATTAGACCCAGCAATCATAGTAGGGACTTGAGCGGAGGTCGTAGCGATAAATGTATTACACGTAATATTAGTTAAATCAGCAGAATCACCTGAAATATTATTTAACCCATCTAAAGTAGGATAGTTAGACATCTTATAATATATAAATATAATATATCTAAATAGTGATACGGAAATTAAACTTCTGTAAAAGTGATAGCACACATATAATTTAATGTACCTGTATTATTAGGTGGAAAATATCTATCATATTCTATACAATAAACCGATAAAGAAATAGTATCTATATCTTGTATATTTTCCATATAGACAGGTTGGTTGTCTTTTGGTTTCGTGTCAAAATATCCATTCCCTGCCGTATATGTTCCTGATGCCGTGATATTCATTTGCCCGCTAAGATATCCACTATATGTGAAAACCGCCTTATTATTCTGTGCTATAGGTAGTGCTTTGCGAAAATCCAAATTTATTAAAAACACCTCATCGTTCCATACTGAATTGGTTGTAGATGCTCCAGTTTTAAAAGCAAATGTCATCTTGTATGCCTTCTTATAATCTTCGGGGTCTCGCACGATAGACCGCATATTCACAGCGTAAGTAGCATTTCTATATAAACTTGCTCCACTCCACGATGTCGTATCAGCAGAGATTAGATTCACCTTAAATGATTTTTTGGGTTTAACACATATCATATCCATATTATAATATACATATATAAAATTATATTATAATATCTTCGCCTATGCTTCTTCAAAAGCAATTTCTATAAAATAGTTCTTTGGAGTAGTTCCAGTTGTAGCAGGGACATATTGTGTATTAGCATTAACATTAAATACTCTTATGCCGATTCTATCTATATCTTGAATATTAGTATAATAGGTAGGGTCGTTATCATCGGGTTTAGTGCTAAAATATCCTATACCTCTACCTAACCACGCATCTTGACTTAATATACCAGTATATAATCTGTTTGTTTGCGTGTATTGCGTAATAGGGACTGCTTTCGCCATATCAATATGAATAGCATATATTTCAGTAGTAAGAATATTAGCATCTTCTATTCCACGCATACCGAACGTCATCTTATATGCCTTCTTATAGTCTTCGGGGTCTCTAACGATAGCCCTCATATTAACTAAGTATGAGGCGTTATATAATGAACCAGTCCAAGATGTAGTATCAGTAGAGACTAAATTCACTTTAAATATCTTTTTCGGTGAGGTTTTTACAATATCCATTATTATAATATATGATTATAAAAAAATATATTAGAATATCACTTATGCGAAATTAGGGTTAAAATTACTATTGTCAGCGGGTAATGGTGCTTGTATCGTTCGTTTAACATCTGCTACACCTCTGCGAACGCTTCCCTGAATTTGTTTTGCTCTGCCTATACCAGTGCCTACAACATTACTAGCGATTCCTGCTAATCCGATAGCGGGTGCTAATTCGGGTGCTACAACTGCGGCAATGGGCAATGCTTTTTGTGCTATATTTCCTACCATTTTTGCGATACCGCCTGCTTTCTTTAAACCACCTTCAATCGTGCTATCGGCTTTGGAGAAAAACTTTCTCGCTCCGCCTCCGACCTTTTTGAAAAATTCTCTAACCTTACTCATTATAATATAGTCTAATATAATAATTTTAAAGTTCCGTTTTTTTGCCTATTTATTTTATCTCTTATATTTTTTCTTAACACAGGGTCAGTTTCATCTATATCAGTTCGGGTATCAACTCTATTTAAATTATTTTCACTCTTACTACAATATCTCAAATTTTCTAATCTATTATCAATGCGTATTTTATTTATATGGTCTGTCTCATAACATATTGGTCTTTCACCTACAAACGTTTCCATAACTAAATGATGTATTAATTTTTTGTTTCTTACACCATCTCTATAAATATTAACTTGTTTATATCCATAATTATTTATACTTGGTTTCAATAATCTAATTCCATCTACTCCTCTTACATTACCCATATTGCTAACCGCATACTTCTTAATGCCTATATCTTTCCAAATTTCTTCCATTTTACATATTAACTACACAATTAATATTTAAATCAATTTTTTATTCATTATTTATTATCAGTTCATTCCAGTTTTGGAACATCCGTCCTGTAAGAGTATTAATATATAAAAATTCGTGTGGTTGCTTGAATAGAATCTGTTGTAGTTTTTCAAACACTTCTTTTGAAACTTCTAGATGTTCTGTGAATATATTTCCCATTTCAACTTTGGAAACTTTAAAAATAAACATATCTGTTAGATTTTGTCGTACCTGTTTTGGTATGCTAATATAATTCTGACACGCTAACCATAGAGAGAGTGAAGCGTGTCTGCGATTGTTAATCATATGTAATAATAATTTCTCTGCCTCTCCTTTCATTTGTTTCTGAACGTCATCAAAAATTACAAGTGTCCTTAAACCTTCATCACGATTCGCTTCTGCTATAGCATATGCTTCCTGTAGATTCTCCAAAGTAAGTTCATCATATATATCTTCTGTTTCTAGATTTTTCCCCCAAAAGTCATTAGATATACTACCTCTACTATTTGGCGGACAGAATAAAATAATCTTATGATATATTCGCTTGAAGAGAGGTTTAGATTTTAAAAACGAGATTAGTAATGTAGATTTACCTGAACCACCACGACCCAAGAAGAGAGTTACGTTGTGCTTATTCATAAGTTTTGTAATTTCAAAATCATCTAGTTTCTCGTGTAGTTTCCCATCAACGCTAAAGGTAGGTTTATTTAACTTTGGTTCTTCATTTTTTTTAATGCTAATCATATATATAATATAACATATTAATTTATTTTCTTTTCAAGCATCGCTATTTCCCTTTCCTTTTCTAGAGTATTTTTATATGCTAGAACACGCTCTTCATTTTTCTTCAACTCTCTAGCGAGACGCTTACGTTGTAATGCTAAATTACCCATTGGTTTCTTTTTTACGAGTTCCATATAATCTATATCTATATTATTTTCATTGCCTAAACCCTTGGGTTTCATTTTTTCTTTTTGTTTGAGATAGTACAATTTACTATAAGCCTTGTTATATTCTGCTTTGTTAAACATATAATATATCTATAAAAAAGGTTTAAATAGATGAATCAAAATATATATATATGGAAAACTGGATTATTGGCGGTATTAATTTTAAAATATTATGCGAACAACAAAACTACCTAGCAGATATTTATTGGAAGAAACATTCTATGACACGATATTTGAAGCAAAAGGAAGAAAAGCGTAGAGACAAAGAAAGAAAACAAAATATAAAAAATTAGTAGAGTCGATTTTATATGTGAAGAAAAAAAAATTGAAATGAATTTTTATGATACCAAGTATATCATAAAAATAAAAAAGAAAAGCAAAAAGCAAGTAATAAAATGGGTTTGAAAAGAGCAGTAATGTTATACTTCAACGGAACTGGAATCCAATTACCAATAGATGTAGATGAATCGTTTGATAATTATATTGTTATTAACGAGAGCAGTATCATCAAGGGATTAATGATGGGTATTAGTCTTGAGACACAGAAAAGACGAACCCTTGAGGATTTACAGGAGATGGAGAAATATGTTTATAATCTATGTGAAAATGGGACATTAAAATATGATAATGAATTCTTCAAGCGTAAAATGGGAGAGAAGAATTTTAAAAAGTTCTTAGCAAAATGGTCTATAAATGTTATATGTGGGTTAAAATTAGGCGTGATTAAAAATGATGATATGAATGGATATTTATTTATTAATCTTCCTTCTTTCCCCTAATAAGTAATCCGCATAGTGGTAAAAAAAAGAAGACGAAATAGCATGCCTTTTTTTTTGTAGTCGAGTAAGTAGTCGAGTGTGTAGTCGAGTGTGTAGTCGAGT